ACAAAAGACGAATTAAAAGAAATTATAAAAAAATATAAAGATTTAGTGCGAGATATGAAATAATGTTATATCTTTGTATAAACAAAACCTAATTAATTATGAAAACTTACTTTTTTATTTACGCAGATGAGCAAGGCAATGAGTTATGGATGAACGCATACGAATGCCGAAATGATTTAGAAGCAAATGAATTATCTAAAGAACTTTTTATGAATTGTATGAAAGGTGATTGTGACCACATTTACTTTGTAGGATAACAAAAACGAGGGGTGCGACTCGGTTAACGCACATATTTAAACAAATCACTATGAAAAATTTACTAAAAATTCAGGCAGAATTAAAATGTCCAAAAGGTAGCTTTAACGCATTCGGTAAGTATAAGTACAGAAGTGCTGAGCAGATTCTTGAATCACTTAAACCATTGCTACAGAAACACGAATCAACATTAGTTCTAACAGATGACATTGTTCAAGTAGGTGATAAGCTATTTTTAAAAGCTACTGCGACACTTTCTGATGCTGATAGTGTAATTCATTCAAACGGATTTGCAGAGATGAGTGAACACAAAGGAATGTCATCTGAACAATGCACAGGCACTGCATCAAGTTATGCACGTAAGTACGCATTAAACGGATTGTTCTTAATTGACGAAACAGAATCAGACCCCGATTCCAAAGACAACACTCCAGTACAACCAAAGAAACAAGCACTAGACGCTAAGCGTTTCCAAGATGCAGTTAAAGCATTAACAAACGGACAAATAACTCGTGAATCATTAGAGAGTAAGTTTCAGTTAACAGAAGGTCAAATCGATATACTCAACGCACTATGAAAGTTAGATGCTCTGCTATAGGAAAAATTATGTCAGCACCTCGCAATAAGAGTGAGGTGCTTTCACAGACTGCAAAGACATACATTCACGAATTAGTCTTACAGGATAAATACGGAATCAGAAAAGAGTTTAGCTCACGTTACACAGACAAAGGAAACGAAGTTGAAAACGAATCTATCAACTTAGTCAATGAAGTTCTGGATGTAGGATTTATCTATAAGAACGAAGAGCATTACCAAAACGAATGGATTACTGGAACACCTGACGTAAACACAGAGCAAGTTCTGTTAGATGTAAAGTCAAGTTGGGATGGATCTACCTTTCCGTTTTTTGAAACTGAGATTCCTACAAAGGATTACTACTACCAACTTCAAGGTTATATGTGGCTAACAGGTAAACAACAATCAATGTTATGTTATTGCTTAGTTGATACCCCTGAACTAATGGTTGAGGATGAGATTAGAAGAACTCACTGGAAACTTAATCTAATGGAAGAAAGCTTAGACCTAAGAGACGAGATCCAAAAGAAACATATTTTTTCACACATTCCTAAGAATCGCAGAGTTAAAGTATTCTATGTACAGAAAGACGAAGCCGTTATCGAAGCAATCAAAGAACGTGTAGAGCTTTGCCGAGAGTATTACAACACCTTAATCAATTTCCTATGACACCTAAAGAAAAAGCAACTCAATTGTACAGAGATTGTGCAGCATCTATTGATTACGACACTTATGTTGATGATGGAGTAATGTTTGCAGATATGATAGCTAGTGAAGTTATAGAAGCATTAGCACAAAATTATTGGCAAAATAAATCCTACATTGAATACTGGGAAGAAGTTAAAAAAGAAATACAAAAAATATGAACCAACTAATAGAAGACCAAATAGTAATACGTGTTTTAAGCCGATTTGCCGAACGAAGTCAAGTAGGAATAAACAAGTACAAGACAACGCTAGAAAGAACTGATTTAAGCACGTTAGAATGGCTTACACACGCACAAGAAGAAGCTATGGACTTTGTTCTTTACTTGGAACGATTAAAAGACGAATACAAAAGCCAAAAACACGAATCCATTGAAAGACAAGTTAACATTTTAAAAGATACATTAGATGAAATGATGACGGGGTTTGAATCCGAAGAAGATAGAATGGATTTTATTTTAGATATATGTAATGGTTATAAAAAAAGAACAATGCCTAAATAAACACGGATGAAAATAACAATAGAACAATACGAACACACGGTAACACACGAAGTCCCATTCAATGATGTTGACCTAGACGAAGCAATTAGGATGTGTGAAGGACTTCTTAAAGCTATTGGATATTGCTTTAGTGGTAGTCTTGAGATAGTGGATGAGTGGAAAGAGAACCTTGACTGGGAAGAACAAATCAATCAAGAATAAGTGGCAATTTTTACCACATATCTTAAATAGAAATGATAACTAAACAACAAGAACAATGAATAAAGTAAGAATAGTTAAAAGAACAAATGTAGATGGAGTTATTACTTATATTATCCAACAAAAACATTTTATTTTTAGATGGTGGTGGGTAGATGCTTGGGTTAATAATGTAGTTGACACCAAGTGTGAATTTTCTTCGTTGGAAGAGTTAGAAAATCATTTATGCTACTTTGATGGAAGTAAAACAAAGCAAGAAATATTAATAACCTTTAAACAACAAGAACAATAGTAACAATTAAATAAACATAAAATGGAAAACAAAGTAAACACTGGAGTTCTATTTAAGAACGACAAAAAAACAAATCCTAACCAACCTGATTATAGAGGTAAAGGAAACTCATTTGGAAAAGAAGTAGATATTGCTGCTTGGATTAAAGAAGGAAAAAACGGAAAATTCTTAAGTTTATCATTTAGTGAACCTTACGTAGCACCTGAAACAATGGAGCGTAAACCAATTGGAGATTCAATGGATGACGATTTGCCTTTCTAATGTACGTTGATGAGGGAGGATTGCGAAAGCAATTAGAGATGTTGCTTCGTACCAAAACACGAAACCAAATTGTGCAAGAGATAAAATCAAACACAGGAAGATTCCATCAATACCAAATAGATAAATTCTTACAAGGAAAAGATGTAACACTTTGCACGGTAATAAAGTTAGACAACTACGTTAGCCGAGAGATTTACTTAAACGATTTAGAGCCACTTTAATCAGTGGCTTTTTTATTGTTAATAACTTTTTGGCAACGTGATTAGATTTTCATCGTAAGTTTGATTAGAAATTAATCAATGGAACTACTAAACGAAATATCAAAGCAGCATAATGAATGGCTAAAAATAGTCAGGACATTTGGATGTGAGTTCCCTGAAGATGTTGTTCAAGATGCTTATTTACGGATTCATAAGTATGGCAATGCAGATAAACTTATAATCAACGGAGAGATAAACAAGTTAATTATGTGGACAATCTTGAGAAACGTATCTCACGACACCAACAAAGCTAACAAAATAGAGTTTATATCATTAGAGGATGTTTGGAATATACAAGACACCAGTGAGGATTTGGATAAGCACGAAGCATTAAGCAAGGTAGATAAGTTGATTGAGTTAGAGTCATTGACTTGGCATCATTACGACAAGATGCTATTTGATTTGTACAGAAAAACGGAACTATCAATGCGAGAAATAGCAGAAGCTACTAACATACATTACACTTCTATCTTCCATACATTAAAACGATGTAAGCAAAGACTACAAGAAGCAGTAGGTGAAGATTATCAAGATTATTTAAACGAAGATTTTGAACTAATAAAATAAAAAATGGAAAAACGAACAACAAAAAAGAAAGCAACAGGATTAGGAGATACAATCGAACAAATCACAGAAGCAACAGGAATTAAAAAGCTAGTTAAGTTTATTGCTGGAGATGACTGTGGATGTGATGCACGTAAAGTAAAGCTGAATGCCTTATTTCCGTACAATAAACCTGAATGTTTAACAGAAGTAGAATATAACTATTTAAACGAAACACAAGTATTATTTAAAAATTCAATCAAACCTTCAGAACAAGACGAAATATTAAAGATTTACAACAGAACGTTTAAAGTAAGACAAGAGCCTACATCTTGTGCTAGTTGCTTACGTGAAATCGTTGTAAAGATGCAACAAGTATTTAACGAATATAAAGACGAAGATGCCAATTCCTAAACCAACATCAGGAGAATCAGAAACAGACTTTCTAAAAAGATGTATGTCTGACAATGTAATGGTAAGTGAATACGATGCAGCACAACGCAGTGCAATTTGTCGCACCAGTTACACAGAGAAACTTGCAGGAGAAAAGATATCGTTTGATTACGATGGAACATTCTCAACTATGAAAGGATTTGATAGAGCAGTCAATCTTATTCAATCCGGTGCAGATGTGTATATAATTTCAGCAAGAGATTCAAAAGACGGAATGTTAGTAAGAGCTAATAAAGCAGGAATACTTTTCTCTAGAGTTTATGCCACTGGAAGTAACGAAGCAAAAGTTGAAAAAGTTAAAGAATTAGAAATTGCAGTACACTACGACAACAATCAAGACGTAGTTAATCAACTTCCAAACATAGGTAGACTTTTTAAATAAAAACAAATGGGGTATTATCTAGTTGACTACGGAAAAGAACTGATTGCGGAAGCAAATCTTCTTACAGACCACCTTACTGCTCAAGGGCATCACTACGTGGTTTACTTGACCAATGCAGATGGATTAATGTGCGTAGAGGAAATAGATGAGGACGAATTTTTAAACCACTTTAAAAACAACCAAAACACGAAATAAGAAATGGCAAAAGTAGGAAGACCAAGAAACCTAGATTCACCAGAACAACTAAGTGAACTATTCGACAAGTACAAAGCAGACGTAAAAGCGAATCCAAGAATAAAAAGCGTATTCGGAGGAAAGGAATTTGAAGAGAGAGCAGAGCCACTAGAAAGACCTCTAACACTAGAAGGATTTGAATTGTTTTGCTACGATGAAGTAGGAATAGTAGAACAATATTTTAAGAATACAGACAAAAGATACAACGAATTTGTACCTATCTGTACACGTATAAGAAAAGCAATACGTCAAGACCAAATCGAGGGAGGTATGGTAGGACAGTACAATCCTTCCATTACACAACGTCTGAATGGCTTAACTGAGAAAGTTGAAAGCACGATTATAACAGAGCAACCATTGTTCCCTGAGGAGTAAGTATGTTTAAAAGAACAACTGCGATAAATAAGATTCTTTCGTTAAAAAAACGGATTAAGATAATTCAAGGAGGAACATCAGCAGGAAAGACATTCGGAATACTACCTGTGTTGATAGACAAGTGTGCTAAAGAACCAAACCTAGAAGTATCTGTTGTAGCTGAATCAATTCCTCATTTAAGAAGGGGAGCGTTAAAAGACTTTATCAAAGTGATGAGGTGGACAGGTAGATACAATGATGACCGATTTAATAAGACACTTTTAAGATACGAGTTTGGCAACGGATCAGTAATGGAGTTCTTCTCAGCAGATGATGCATCTAAACTTAGAGGAGCAAGGCGTGATATCTTATACATCAACGAGTGTAACAACGTGAGCTTTGAATCTTACAACGAGCTTTCTATTCGTACCAAGAGAGAAGTATTCTTAGACTTTAATCCTGCGAATGAGTTTTGGGTACACAAAGAACTAAAAGACGAACCTGACTCAGACTTTATAATCTTAACATACAAGGACAACGAAGCTCTTGATGAATCAATCGTATCTCAAATAGAAAAGAATCGTGAGAAAGCAGCAACGTCATCTTACTGGGCAAATTGGTGGAGAGTTTATGGACTAGGAGAGATAGGAAGTTTAGAAGGCGTAATCTTTAACAACTGGAAAACGATTGACACAATACCAAGCGATGCTAAGTTGATAGGAATAGGATTAGACTTTGGATACACGAACGACCCTACCTCAGCAATAGAAATCTATAATTACAACGGACAAAGAATCATAAACGAGATTTGTTATCGTACAGGAATGGTAAACTCTGACATTGCAAAAGTGCTCCCAAATAGTGTAACAATTTACGCAGATAGCTCAGAGCCTAAATCAATCGAGGAGATCAGACGTTTCGGAAAGATGATTAAAGGCGTAACCAAAGGAGTGGACTCAATCAAGTTTGGAATAGATGTAATGCAACGACAAGAATACTTAGTTACTTCGCAAAGTACAAACCTAATCAAAGAGCTGAGAAGCTATTGTTGGAGCTTAAAGAAAGACGGAGAGAAAACAAACGTACCTATTGACCATTACAACCACGCTATTGATGCATTAAGATATCACGAGATGGAAACACTAGGTTTAAAAAAGAACTATGGACAATACAACATCAGATGATTTACCGATGATGCAAAGAGTAGTTGAAGACTACATCTATCAGCGTACAGGAAAACGAATCAGAATAGTATTTGATGACGTTATGCAAATCAGAAGACACTTCCAGATGTTGACTGCAGCATTCGACATTATCGTAGTGCAACAAAACAAGAACAAATAAGTTTATATATTATGAAGTTAGAAATCAACGTACCTTCTTCCCTAAGTGAAATACCTTTAAAACACTACCAAGAGTTTCTTAAAATTCAGGCAGATTCCAACGATGAGGAATTTGTCGCTCAGAAGATGATTGAAATCTTTTGTGGTATAACACTAAAGGATGTCGTTAAAATGAAGCTAACGAGCTTAAATGAGCTAATAGGACACTTCACAAAGTTATTTAGTGAGAAACCTAAGTTCCAAAATAGATTTAAGATAAAAGCAGGAGAAGGAGAGATTGAGTTTGGATTTATTCCTGAGTTAGAGGAGATAAGTTTTGGTGAGTATGTAGATTTAGAGAATCATCTTACAAGTTGGGATAACTACCACAAAGCAATGGCAGTTATGTATCGTCCGATTGTGAAAACACGAAAGGATAAATACGACATAATGCCTTACGAACCAAACAAAGACTTCCAAGAGTTAATGAAGTTTGCTCCACTGGATGTAGTGCTAGCAAGTTCGGTTTTTTTTTGGAGTTTAGGAAAAGAGTTATTGCAGGCTACCCTGAATTATTTAGAGAAGGAGATGAAGAAGGACAGGAAACTATCAACGACTTTTCAGAAACAACTCAATTTGCAAAACGATGGGGATGGTATCAATCAATATATGGACTCGCTAAAGGAGACGTTACAAAGTTCGATGCAATTACCGAGCTTAGACTTACTAAATGTCTTACCTATCTCGTCTTTGAAAAGCAAAAAAACGATATTGAAAGAAGACAATTTGAACGTAATTTAAAACGATGACAGGATTTTACGACATACTAAATAAGTTAAAGATACATTTCGACAATGACGAGATTGTAAACACGGTTACACAAGGTGATATCTTTCAGGTTGATTTAAACAAACAGACTATCTTTCCATTGGTTCACATAATGGTTAACAGTTCTGTTTTATCAGATAACACACAAACATTTAACGTGTCTTTAATTGCTATGGATATCGTTGATATTTCTAAGTCTGAGGTAACTGATTTATTCCAAGAGAACAATAACGAGCTTGACGTATTAAATACACAACACCACGTTTTAAACAGATGTTACCAGCAAATGCTTCACGGTAATTTGTGGGATGCTCAGTTTGTAATAGAAACAGACCCTAGCTTAGAACCATTTACAGAACGATTCGAGAATTTACTAGCAGGGTGGACAATGACATTCGATGTTGTAGTTCCTAACGATATGACTATTTGTTAATGAAGCAGAGTGAACTTCAAAAGGAATTAGACAAGTTCAAAAACTTCGTCATAAGCGAATCGCAGAAGAACTTGCGTAAGCTAGGAAAAGACGGAGGAAAACTTTACGATTCAATTCAAGCTCGTGTAAAAGCTAATCCTAATTCATTCGAGATGGAGTTCTCAATGGAGGAGTATGGAATCTATCAAGATAAAGGAGTTTCAGGTACTGAAAAGAAATACAATACCCAGTACAAGTACACTACTAAAGCTCCTCCTCCGAAAGCGTTTGATAAGTGGATAGTTCGTAAAGGATTATCACCACGAAAAAACGGAAAGTTCCAAACGAGGAAAGGATTGCAGTTTGCTTTGTCTAGATACATATTTAAGAAAGGAATTAAACCTAGTTTGTTCTTTACTAAACCATTTGAAAAAGCATATAAGAAATTACCACAAGATTTAGTGGACGCATTCGGAGTGGATGCAATTAAATTATTTAATGAATCAGTATACTTAACAAAAAAATAGATGGCAATTTTCGCACGTTCACCTTATATTCTAACAATAAACGAAGCATCACAAACTGCTACACAAATTCAAATATTTCTTTGGAACGGAAATAGTACGTCAATGCCTGCTTCTCCTGCTTATACACTAAGTAAGCAAATACCTTCATCAACTGCACCTTCGACTTACTACGACTTATCACCTTACATTCGTGAGTTTATTAATCACAATGCTTTACAAAACATCACAACAACAAGTGCTGCTAATCCATCTGCTCAATGGTGTTGGGTAGGAATCAAAACATACAAAAAAACTACAGGTTCATTTGTTCAGTTTGGTTCAACGCTTACTTACAGAGCATACGAAGGGTACGGAAATTATACGGACGGAGCAAATCCTAACTTATTTAGAGTTCACTTAGATCAAGGAACTTACAACTATTATTTAGATGGCAGCGGAAGTTACGGACACATCACAATAGAAAACATTTCAGGAGATACAATTAAATACACTAACTTAGTTTCAGGTGCAACTAATACTTCGTCTTTAGGAGCTTTAAACGTGCTTGACTATCCTAGAGTATTCTCATCATATTTAACTGCAGGAAACAAAGTAGAAATCATCAACGCAGGAACTACGGTATGGACTGCAACTTTTCAACCTAAAGCAGAATGTAAATACACACCTGTAAGATGCGACTTTGTAAATAAATACGGAGCGTGGCAAACTGAGTGGTTCTTTAAAGCGAGCAACAAATCTATCAACGTTGAAAACACGGAGTACAATTTAATGCCTGCAACATATCCTTCTTACGATGTTTTAGAAGGTCAAAGAAAAGTCTTTAACACAAACGCAAAAGAACAGATTAAAGTAAATACCGATTGGGTAAACGAAAGCTACTCAGAAGTCATTAAACAACTAATGTTAAGCGAAAGAATCTTACTAGACAAATCACCTGTTAAGATAAACACGAAATCAACTGAGCTTTTCAAAAGTATCAACACACATATGATTAATTACCAACTAGACTTTGAATACGCTTACGACACAATTAACTCAGTAGTGTAATGAATAGAAAGGTACAAGTATACATCGAAGGACAAAGACTCGAACTATTCAACGATGAACAGATTCAGGTAACATCAACGCAACAGAACGTAGCAGACATTTCAAAGACTTACACGGACTTTTCACAGAGCTTTACCGTTCCTGCTTCTGAGATAAACAATGCTATCTTTCAACACTTTTACCAGAGTGATGTAGATGCGAGTATCGACCACAACCTAAGAAGAAACGCATTTATAGAAATTGACTTAACTTTCTTTAGACGTGGTAAAATTCAGATTGAAAAAGCGAACCTAAAAAACGGACAAGCAGGAAGCTACTCATTAAGTTTTTACGGAGAAGGCAGAACGTTATTAGATTACTTTGGTGAGGACTTGCTTTCTAATTTAGATTACACAAGTTTAAACCATTCCTATACAGGTGCGGAAGTAAAGACGAGGGTAACAAACTCTACGAATACTTACGATGTTAAATATCCATTAATTAGTTCTAAGAGAATTTGGACTTGGACAGGAGAGGCACCTACTACAATTACTCCTAGTTGGTTAACTATATCAACGGCTGCTGCTAATGACATTCAAAAAAACGCAGGACACATTCATTATACAGAGTTGTTTCCTGCAGTTAGAGTTAAAGAAATATTTAGAAAAATATCAGAAAAATATCAAGTAGATTTTTCGGGTACTTTTTTAAGTGATGAAAGATTTACTAAACTTTTCTTGTGGTATAAAAATAGAAACGAGTTTAACTTTGTAACTGAAGCACAAACAATCACATTTGATGCACTAACAACTTCTTCAAACCCTGCTACTGATTCATTCAATTTAACAGATGATTCAATAAGAGTACAATATCAAAATCTTGCGTCTGCTCACACAATTATTGTTAATGTTATTAGTTTAACGGGTAGTGTTGATTACACTTTGGATGTATATCAAAACGGAAACCTGTATCAAAGTATTCCATTTACTACAACTGGAAACATAACTGCTGCATCTGTTTTTAATGTAACAGGATTAGATGATACATATACTTTTAAAGTCAAATCTAATTTAGCAGCAACTGTTGATTTCACAATTAATTATACAATAGTTTATCCTACTCCTCCATCAGTAACTATTGATTATGGAGCAGTAAGTTGTAATGCCGTAACCTTAACTGCCATTACTGATTTAGCTTCTTATTCCCCTGCGATGAAGATAAGTGATTTCTTTAGTGGAATCCTTAAGATTTTCAATATGACTTGCTATGCAATCACGGAGAATAACTTTCAAATAGAACCACTAGACGATTGGTATTCAGCAGGAGCAATAGTTAACATATCAAAATACACAGACGTAAATTCTATTGACGTTGACAGAATGAAACTCTACAAGAAGATTACGATGAAATACCAAACATCAGAATCATTCTTAAACAAGCAG